CTCCAACGGCGAAGCCACGGGCTTACTTTATAAAGTCTCCCCATAGGGGAAGTGTGTTCAGACAGAAGTAGAGAACTCGAGGTGTGCGGAGAGCCACGCAACACTGAAAGCACAAGTAGCGTACTTGTACCTATAACTACCTCTTCTGACTCGATTCATCAGTCCAATCGCGACGAATTTCATTTGCTCCGCCAAGGCACCTCCAAAGATCAAAGTTGTGCCGGGAAGGTTTCCCAGGAGATAGTCTAATCCGAAACCTTTTCCCATCCGAGCTATGACCGACCTGTATTCGAACCACAAGCCAGCCCGGGTGACCACTTCATCAACGAAGCTCCAGAAATCCTTTCCTTTCAGGACCTCCTTCGCCGTATTGATTGTTTCAATGTGCTTTCTGAGTATCGCATAATGCGGTCGTACTTTCTCATCCGACAGGTCTATTTTCATGAGCCGAGGCCTCACGAACCTTGACCTGACAACCCGAGCGGATTCTGACTCACGCACGTACCCCGTTGCCAGGTTAAGAATTTTAGCATTACTGCTCCGAAAAGCATCTTCATAACCACTCTTCAATTTCAAAAACCGTCTCTGCCTAGAGGTTAGGATCACCTCAGCTGAATCGAACCTAGGCTTGTCCGAATCGATGTCTACCTTAACCTCTTCCGGTTTGAAATCAAATATAGAACCATCCCACGAGCCAGGAAGTCCTAGACCACCTGCAGGTAGAGGAGCGTACAAGAAGCTCTTACTCGCCCCCGCCGACAGTAGGTCGTTGATCAGCGCTTCCATAAAATAGGGGTCAGAAGTGGCTCGTTGGACAAGTTTGAACCTTGAAACTTGGTCTTGAAACCTCATGTGAGAGGGCGACCCATTCGAAAGAGGGTTGTGCTGAACAACCGTCGAGATCGCCCTCGCAACCAACGGTCTTACTCTCCCATCGGGACCGTAAAACTGTTTTAAAAAGGAGCAACTTCCCCGTAAATTCGTCGTTTTGCGGCGATTGGTCTGATTACCCATCAGCTCCATCACCTCTAATCTCCACTCACCATCTTTCAGCTTTCCCTCATATACCTCCACCGCATCATCGCCTTTGGACAGCCGGAAGAGAGTCCTAGAAACAGGTCGACCTAGGCGCGTGGCATTCAAGTCACGGATCCTGTGTATCAACCAGTTCAAGCCGTCGTTGAATATGGCCGTGAACCGGATGCCCGACAGTTCCCCGGAACGATGGGGATAGTTATGACCGTCCCACGAAAGGCTAGCGTTTTGGTGGTCGAGGAGAGCCTCCTCTAGTTTCACCTCCACCTCAGCTGCGTGGGCGAAATATCCTTCTCTCCTGAGTGCCGTCGCGACCAGTGAGCAATATTTGCGCATCATTTTCT